GTTGATGGGCGTGCCATCGAAGGCCAATCTTGGCAGCAGCACTTCCGGCGCTGCAGCACAGGCAGCGCCTGCGCATCAGGCACCCACTGCGCAACGCGCACCCGTGACGGGCAAGCCCTTGTGGGCGCAGTGAGGGAGGCGACCATGAACGCAACTGTACTCACTGCCAGCCACTACGGCGTCGTGCGCTTCGGCGATCTGCAATGCGAGGCCGTCGTCCTCAAGGGCGGCGAGCGTGGCTACGTTCGTCGTCAATTGGCTAAGCTGCTCGGCTTCCACGAGACACACAAGGGTGGCCGTTTCGCCCGGTTTCTAGCTGATTTTGCGCCTAACTCTTTGTCAAGGCTTGAGAAAACTCGTGAGCCGATTCTGCTTCCGTCGGGGCGGCAGGCGCAGTTCTTCCCAGCCGGGATCATTGCCGACGTCGCGTCGGCGGTGGTTGGCGCGGCCATCAACGGCACACTGCACAAGGCGCGCCAAGGCATCGTGCCCAACTGCATGAAGATCATGCACGCGCTGGCCACCACCGGCGAGGTCGCGCTGATCGATGAGGCCACCGGCTACCAGTACCACCGCGCACCAGATGCGCTGCAGGAACTGATCTCCAAGCTGCTGCGCCAGTCATGCTCCTCGTGGGAGCGTCGTTTCCACCCGGACTACTACCGCGCACTCTACCGGCTGTTCGGCTGGAAGTACCGGGGCCACGACCAGAACCCACCGCACGTTGTTGGCCAGATCACGCAGCGCTGGGTCTATGGGCCGGTGCTGCCTGCCACGCTGATCGACGAGATCCGCGCTCGCAAGGGCATCTCGCACAAGCACCACCAATGGCTGTCCGCTCAGGGCCTGGCCCGTCTGGAAACACAGATTCACGCGGTCACGGCGATTGCGCGCAGTTCGACTTGCTACCGCGACTTCGACCGCCGCTGCGAAGCGGCCTTCGCGGGTGGCTCGCTGCAGTTGGCGCTGCTGGCCGAGGACTTTGAGGAGGGGGAATGAAATGCTGGGTCTGCAAACGACAGGCCCGGGGATACGGTCACACCGACAACCGCCACGGTGTCGGCAATCCCCGGCGCTACCCCACCGACTGGGTGTTTTGTTCGCAGCGCTGCCAGACCGCGTTTCACGCGCTGTACGGCAACTGGCTGCGGGTCAAGGAAGGTTTGGCAGTCGCCAAGGAGGTCACCATGATCGATCCGTCTGAGGTCGAGCAAGCCGCGATGCGCCAGTGCCTCAAGGCTTTCGGCGCGGCGGCGAACGAGATCGGATTTGCCAGGCCGCTGGGCGACTACTCCGAGGCGCAAGCGCTGCGGGTAATCGATGCCATCGTTACTTGTTACACCGATGCGATGGTCGCGCACCACGAGGCCACCAAGTATCCGCCGGTGCGCGGCATGCAGCCGACGCCCGATCCCATGGCTGCCAGCGCAGCCAACCCGTTCGCCGATCTGGAGGACGACCTGCCGTGGGAAGAGCCTAAGGGGAAAAAGCCGTGATCGACTTCAACTCCACTTCGAGCCTCTCGGGCCAGATCAGCGCACGGGTCGATGCCGCAATGCAGCGGGCCCGCGCTCGCCAGCCCGAGCGCCACTACCTCGGGGCCTCGCGCCTGGGTGTGGCGTGCGTGCGTGCGCTGCAGTTCGAGTACGCCAAGGCGCCGGTCGATCACGGACGCGATATCCCGGGCCGGATGCTGCGCATCTTCGAACGCGGCCACCTGATGGAGGACTGCCTGGTCGGGTGGCTGCGCGACGCGGGTTTCGACCTGCGCACCCGCAAGGCCGACGGCGAGCAGTTTGGCTTCTCGGTGGCCGACGGTCGCCTGCAGGGGCACATCGATGGCGTCATCGTCGCTGGCCCCGAGGGCTTTGCCTATCCGGCGCTGTGGGAGAGCAAATGCCTGGGCAACAAGTCCTGGAGCGACCTGCAGAAAAAAGGCTTGAGCACCTCCAAACCCGTCTACGCCGCACAAGTGGCCATCTACCAAGCCTACCTCGAACTGCACGAACACCCGGCACTCTTGACGGCGCTCAACGCCGACACGATGGAGATCTACGCCGAGGCCGTGCCCTTTGACGCCGCCCTGGCCCAGCGCATGTCGGATCGGGCGGTGCGGGTCATCACAGCGACGCAGGGCGCAGAACTGCTGCCACGCGCCTATCTGGACCCGACCCACTTCGAATGCCGGATGTGCGCCTGGCAAGACCGCTGCTGGAGGTTGCAAGCATGAGCAAGCACTACACGCCGCCCGAGGCCATCGAGCCGATGATCGACGCCAAGCAGGCAGCGGCTGCGCTGCGCCTGCCCTACTACTGGTTTGCCGACCGCACCATGCGCAGCAAGTACCGGATACCGCACTACCTCATGGGCGGCCTGGTGCGCTACCGCTTGCCCGAACTCGCAGCCTGGGCCACGCGCTGCAACGCCGTGCAGGGCCGCGACGCCCAAGACGCGCAAGCGCTTTGCGAGGGTGCAGAATGATCGACTTCAACGACCCCAGCCCAGCGGCCACGAACAGCCGCGAAGCTGAGCGAGACGCGATTCGCGCCGACCTGCTGGCTCGCTTGGAATCGGTGCTGGGCACGATGTTTCCGGCAGGCAAGAAGCGCCGGGGCAAGTTCCTGATTGGCGACGCACTGGGCAGCCCCGGCGACAGCCTCGAGGTGGTGCTCGAAGGCGAGAAGGCTGGATTGTGGACGGATCGTGCCACGGGCGATGGCGGCGACATCTTTGCCTTGATCGCCGCCTACCTTGGGGCCGACGTTCACTCCGATTTCCCCCGGGTGCTCGACCAGGCCGCCGATTTGCTGGGGCGTGCGCGCTCAGCGCCCCTGCGCAGCAGCAAGAAGGACGCCCCGGTCGATGAGCTCGGCCCGGCGAGCGCCAAGTGGGACTACCACGACGCAGCAGGCCATCTCATCGCCGTCGTGTACCGCTACGACCCGCACGGGCGCAAGAAGGAGTTTCGGCCTTGGGATGCCAAGCGGCGCAAAATGGCCCCGCCCGACCCGCGCCCGCTCTACAACCAGCCGGGCATGGGCAATGCCGCGCAGGTGGTGCTGGTCGAGGGCGAAAAATGCGCGCAGGCCTTGATCGACGCCGGCATCGTGGCCACCACCGCCATGCACGGTGCCAACGCGCCAGTGGACAAGACCGACTGGTCGCCGCTGTCCGGCAAAGCCGTGCTGATCTGGCCCGACCGCGACAAACCGGGCTGGGACTACGCGACGCAGGCGGCGCAGGCCATCCTGGCGGCCGCAGCCAAGTCCTGCCACATCCTCTACCCACCCGAGGAAGCCACAGAGGGCTGGGATGCAGCCGACGCCATCGCGCAAGGCTTCGATGTCTCGACCTTCCTCGCCCACGGCCCGCGTTTGCAGATGCACGACCTCAGCGCCGATGCCGAGCCGGTCGTCAGCAGCGATGAGTCGGTTTGGGGCACAGAGGATGCGCTGGCGCTGGCCTTCACCCGCCGCTACCACCGGGATTGGCGCTACGTGGCGACCTGGGGACGCTGGCTGGTGTGGGACGGCACCCGATGGCGCACCGAGGACACACTGGCCGCGACCGATCTGATCCGCAGCGTCTGCCGCCACGCCGCCGTGTGTGCCGACAACCCCAAGATTGCCGCCAAACTGGCCAGTTCCAGCACCGTCTCGGGCGTGGAGCGCTTGGCGCGTGCAGATCGCCGGCACGCGGCCACCAACGAGGAATGGGACGCCGACCCCTGGTTGCTCAACACCCCCGGTGGCGTGGTCGATCTCAAGACCGGACGCAAACGCGCCAACGAGCGCAGCGACCGCATGACCAAGATCACGACCGCCACACCGGGCGGCGAATGTTCGCAATGGCGGGCTTTCCTGTCCGATGTCACCGGTGGCGACGCCGATCTGCAGGCCTACTTGCAGCGGATGGTCGGCTACTGCCTGACCGGCGTGACCAGCGCCCACGCCTTGTTCTTTCTGTATGGCACCGGGGCCAACGGCAAGAGCGTCTTTGCCAACGCGATCAGCACCATCCTGGGCGACTACGCCGCCACGGCATCGATGGACACCTTTGTCGAAACACGCGGCGACCGCCACCCGACCGATCTGGCCGGACTGCGCGGCGCGCGTTTCGTGACGGCCATAGAAACCGAACAGGGGCGGCGCTTGAACGAGTCCAAGGTCAAGGCCATCACCGGCGGCGACAAGATCTCGGCGCGCTTCATGCGTCAGGACTTCTTTGAGTTCTTTCCGCAGTTCAAGCCGGTCATCGTCGGCAACCACAAGCCCGCCATTCGCAACATAGACGAGGCGATGAAGCGGCGCATGCACCTGGTCCCGTTTACGGTGACAGTCCCGCCCGAACGGCGCGATGGTCGCCTGACCGAGAAGCTGCTCGCCGAGCGCGATGGGATTCTGGCTTGGGCGCTGGCCGGATGCCTGGCGTGGCAGCGTGAGGGCTTGCAGCCGCCTGCCAGCGTGCAGTCTGCGACGGAAGAATATTTCGAATCCGAGGACGCGCTGGGCCGCTGGCTCGATGAGCGCTGCGTGCGCGAGCCCAACGCCAAGTCGCTAACGGCCGAACTGTTCACCGACTGGAAACAGTGGGCCGAGGCCTCGGGCGAATTCATCGGTTCGCAGCGGCGCTTCTCCGATCTGCTCATCACGCGCGGACTGGAGAAGTGGCGCAACAGCGCAGGCGTGCGTGGGTTCCAGGGCATAGGCCTAAAACACCCGCCCACCGCCGCTTACGCCCCCTACGCAGACCACTGACCCCCCCAAAAAACCAGCCGTCTGACGCATCCGACGTTTTTGAACGTAACTCTCTATACGCGCATACGCGCGCGCCTCATGGAAAGTTACGTCAAGCTGCGTCCGATGCGTCAGTCCAAGCAAAACAAGGATTGACACCAATGAGCACCACCACCCTCCTGGCCCTGGATCTGGGCAGCAGCACCGGCTGGGCGCTGCGCGGCAGCGACGGCCACATCACCAGCGGCACCGAGGGCTTTCGGCCGCAGCGCTTCGAAGGCGGCGGCATGCGCTTCCTGCGCTTCAAGCGCTGGCTCACCGAGATCAAGCAGTCTTGCGACGGCATCGACTGCCTGCATTTCGAAGAAGTGCGCCGCCACGCCTCGACCGATGCCGCTCACGCCTACGGCGGGTTTCTGGCCACGCTCACGGCCTGGTGCGAGCACCACCAGATCCCCTACCAAGGCGTGCCGGTGGGCACGATCAAGAAGCACGCCACCGGCAAGGGCAATGCGAGCAAGGCGGACATGATCGCCGCTGTGTGCGCCCGCGGGCACCAACCGGCCGACGACAACGAGGCCGACGCGCTGGCGCTGCTGCACTGGGCCATCGAAACGCAGGAGGTGTGAGATGAAGGTTCCGACTCCCCAATACTGCTGCCCCCTCGGTCGGCTGCAGCCAGAGGTCACCGATCTGGACGCCATCAAGCAGCGTGGCTGGCGTGACCAGCACATTCTGGTGGTCAACGCAACCGACGAGCGGCTGGACTTCCTCGAGCGCGAGTTCGTGCGACGCATTGGCGAGCGCCTGTACGGGCCGGGAGGGCCGCGACATGGCTGAGTGGACATCCGACGAGGTGGCCGCACGCTTTGCCGAGGCTGCCAGCACCGGTCGGCGCCTGCCGCCAGTGCGTGTGCAGGGCTACTTCAACTGCTGGCCTGCCTTTGCGCGCCAGCAGTGGGAAGCCTTTGCGGCCGACGAGAAGGTGCACCGACCCTTGCCGCCGAGCCCCGAGGCCATTGATCGGATGCTGGAGGTGATGCGCTGGGTGCAATGGCTGGAGGTCGAGCAGCGCCATCTGGTGTGGATGCGGGCCAAGCGCTGCGGCTGGCGCGAGATCACGATCCGCTTTGCCTGCGACCGCAGCACGGCGTGGCGGCGCTGGCAGCGGGCATTGGAGACTGTGGCGCAGCACTTGAATGGCGCGGCAGCGGATGCGCCTTCAAACCAGAGGGCCACGTAGGGCAAGGCCGGCTGCGATTGTCCCCACTTTGCCCCGCTTGTCCGTTTTGAGGCGCTCCCGCCCTGCAACAAAAAGCCCGTTTGGGGCTATTATTTGGGCTATGTTCTGGACATCGGCCTCGCTTGAGGCCACGCCAGCAACGCAACGGGTCCTTCCTGGCATTGAAAAGATGCTGGTGGGGGACGCGCCACATAGGCCTAGCGTCAGGCCAAAAAATCAGGTTACCAGACGGTTACCAGACGCGGTTACCAGCGCGCCCCAGAGCGCCTGCCATCCACACACCCCCGACCCGCCCGGCGAGCAAGCCCGGCGGTTTTTTTGCGTCAGCGCGCTTGGCGGCCCACCGGCGGCGCCGCGCCAGCGCGCGCGACGCGCGCCCTTGGAGTCGAATATGCAACTGTCCCCGCACTTTGAATTGGCTGAATTTGTGGTCTCGGAAACGGCGGCGCGCCGTGGCATTGCCAACGAGCCCACACCCGAGGTGATCGACAACCTGCGCCTGCTGTGCCAGCGGGTGCTCGAACCCTTGCGCGCCAGCTTGGCGCGGCCGGTGGTGATCACTTCCGGCTACCGCTCGCTCGCACTCAACCGCGCCGTGGGCGGCAGCACGCGCAGCCACCACATCCAGGGGCGTGCGGCCGACTTGATCGTGCCCGGCTTCACGCCCTTGGCCGTCTGCCAGCGCGCCGAGCAGTTGCAGTTGCCCTGTGTGCAAATCATCCACGAATTCGGTCGCTGGGCGCATCTGGCGCTGGCCTTGCCGCAAGATCGCACGCAACTGCTCACCGCCAAGCGGGTGCAAGGCCGCACCGTGTACGTGCCGGGTCTGATCCATGTCTGAGCCTTGGCAGTCCTCGCGCATCGAGCAGTGGCCCACCGCCAAGCTCGTGCCCTACGCCCGCAACGCCCGCACGCACTCGGAGGCGCAGATCGGGCAGATCGCCGCATCGATAGTCGAGTTCGGCTTCACCAACCCCATTCTGGTGGGCGGCGACGGGGTGATCGTGGCCGGTCACGGCCGGCTGGCCGCTGCGCAAAAACTCGGGCTGGACGCGGTGCCGGTGGTGGTGCTTGACCACCTGAGCCCGACGCAGCGCCGCGCCTACGTGATCGCCGACAACCGGCTGGCGCTCGATGCCGGCTGGGACAACGAACTGCTGGCGCTGGAACTGGCCGA